TTTTTTCTTTTTATTGCGTCTTGCACGGCTAACAACTCTATTAAGTCAGGACTTATACCCCTACGCAATGATTGCATACCTTGCATATTCATGCCTTGGAGCTGTTGTTCGGGTAACAAACTAAAAGCATCCGCTTTTTTGTTCATAGTTCTATTTATGTCCATCAAGCTCATTTATCCCCTCCAAACGTTTTCCTATAGTAATCAGTAAAAGCATCTGTGAGAGACGCAAGATTACCTGCTCCTGCTGTAAAGGTGCTTAATGGTGAAGGTTGTGCGTATGTATATGACTTGGTGGCTAATGGTAGCCCTTGTAGTAATGACTGCATATACTGCACTTGCTTATATGGAAAGTCGCGCTCCTCTTCAAACTGAAGTCTGTCAGCTGTTATACCTTCAGATTCTATACCTCGTTGCTCTGCACCTAAACTAGCCTGCCTAGCTAGAGCAGCTAACCCAAATTTGTTTATATCTTCTTGTACGCCTCTAGCTCTATCTTGCTCTACGTTGAACTGCCCCATAGCTCTGTCAAAAGCGTCTGTGTAGCCTTTTCCTGTGATAGCGGCTAGGTTTTGTTGTAAATTTCTGTCTCTTTCTGCATCTATTATGGCTTGTCTACCACCACCAAACGCTCCTGCTTTGGTTAAACGAGAAGCATCAGCAAGAGCAGATATTTCTGACTGTCTTCTTGCTTCAGCTAGTTGCGGTGCTAGGGCAGCTTCTAGAAACGGGTTCATGTACTGCGTGGCTATACCACCTGTAAAGCTTTGGGGGGTAAACGCACCCATATCGCTTGTTGGTATGTTGATGCTACCAATACCCTCAAATGCTTTTGTTTGTAAGTCCGATGGACCTGCAGTAAGAGGACCCATATACGCCTGATAAGGCTCGCTAGCTATACCTGCGCCTCTACCTAACATTTCTGTTACATACGGACCAACGTATGGTGACAAGTTAGACTCTACACCTGTTGCTGTACCGATATTTGGGTCAGTTAGTTCTACATCTGATAAAGGACTAGCCATAATATTCTCCTACGTTGGAAGAAAGTCTTCTGGATCAATTTCGGGGGCTTGTTTCTTAGTCCCTGTCCTTGCCATTCGCACTTCATCCATCATGTTTTCTAATGTTTTCGCGCCCGCATCAGAGTTACCATTACCTAAATGACTAACAACATCCGCAGGGATTACAAACTCACCATCACTTAACATAGCAGGTTGTTCCCCGTCTATCATAGCGGGTATTTCATCTGCCATACCATCTGTAGCTCCATCTAAATACATACCTTGCTTTTTAGCAGTAGCAATACCACCCTCTGCCATAAATGTTGTCGCTGTACGCTCTTGAGCAGGGTTAGCTAAATTAACAGACTGTAACCCTTTCGCTTCAGTTGCAGCGGCTGCCATCGCGGCTTCTTTATCTGCTTCAGGAACAAATTGCATATCTGTAAAATATCTTTGTCCTCCACTTCCAGGTCTCCTTGCGGGATCAAATGTCCCAGGAACTTGTGATCGTATACCTCTATATCTGGGGATACTGCCCTGATAACCTGAAACGGGGGGTTCTCCTGTAAAAAGTCCAGGGGCAAATAAAGAACCTAACCCTCCTATGCCCATAGCAGCGAGATTTATATAGTCCGAAGTAGAGGGAGTTGATTTTGTGCTTGTTTGAGACGGGAAAAATTGTTGCACGAAGTCTATAGGTTGTTGAACAAAATCAGGAACACCATACCTACTAGGTGTTGGAGCAGACGTACCACCCGTTGAAGTAACAAAGTCAGGTGTACCAAGGTTTGAGTAAGGAGTACCACTAGCTTGAGACCCTATACCCCCCCTATAACCAAGATTCTGCCACCAGCTAGCCATTATCCGATGTTCCTAAGTAGTTTGAGTAAGTTATCAGTGCTATCTCCACCTGTTCTGTTAACTGGACTAGGTTCTAAAAGTTCTTCCATATCTTCGTCAATACTTCTATTTATACTATCTTCGTATGGAGTACGCAACATCCTTCTTTGTTCGGGAGTCGCAAAAATATCTTCAAAATCGTAAAAATACTCTATATCTGCGGTCTCTGGAGGGTCTACCCGCACTTGTTGAAGACCCGCAAGTTGTGCTATTCCCTGAGTAGGACTTATGGGAATATTAAAAGGAGTAACATCTGTTGCCGTGTCTGTAGCGGTATCTATAGCGGTGTCTATAGCTGTGTCTGTGGCTGTATCTGTGGCTGTGTCAACCAAATTTGCCACATCCGTGACCGCTGCTATATCGGCATCAGTGACAAAGTTTGTTGGTTTGTTTAATATGTCAGCTACAACTTCAGCTGCTATGTCAGGTGTGGGTTTAGCGTCTATCTGTCCTGTGCCTAACGTATCCGTAGTAACTGTAGGGGGGGTAAATTTTTTTGTGGGAGTTGTAGGTTTTTTATCTATGTTATCAGCAACTTCTGCTACATCTACAGTGTCTACTGCACCTGTGTTACCCCCAAATATATGACTATCTATCTTTTTACCGCCAGACTTATGTTGAGATAGTATTGTGTCCCCCCAAGACGGATTAGCCACGTCAGGATTCCAATAGTGTGTAGCTCCTTCTGTAGGGTCTTTAATCTTGCCGTTTAATATGTCATTTACAAGTTTCTCAGCTCTTTTATATTCAGGACTACTCTTACTTTTTTTATGCAACAAATTACCACCTTGATCTAAGGGGTTAAATGTAGAAAACTGTTTGTCAGCATACACGACATCTTGTAAAGATTTACCAAAACCACCATCTTTATATCTGTTTAGTATAGTGTGTGCCACTGCTGCCTGCCCTGCATCAGACTCACCTGCGGCCTCGCCTATTATCGTGCGTATCCAAGCCTCTTTGTCTGCAGGAGATATATCTTTACTTATAGTATCAACTTGTGTTGTTTCTGCCACACTGGTTGGCGCGGTTGGAGTGCCTACAAACTCACCTTCAGGAGCTAATATCTCATTTTCTACGTAATTTCTGTCTTGTAGGCTTAACGTGCCTTTTTCATACTTTGATTTTAATGCGTTGTTTATGCCGTCTAGGGTGTTAGCTACTGTAACAGCTCCTCCTTGCCCTGCTGCACCTAAAAGAAACGATGCTCCTGCCTCTGTTTTTGGATAGATATCAAAATCTCTTAGAGCTTTTTCAGTTATTGCTGTTTGACCTGCCTCGGTAAGTCCACCAACCCCAGTCGCTGCGGTTATGTTTACGGGTATCCCTATTGCTTTTCGTTGTTTTGGAGTTAACTTGGTATATAAGTCACCAATAGTCTTTATGTTTAAGGTTCCAAGAGCTGCTTTTGCGGTTACCAAATCTCCAACAGCTTCTAAGCCACCTGCTGCTACAGTATATTTAAAAAATTGTTTCTTTAGAGCTTCTTTGGCATTTTTTGATTTTTCCTCAAAAGTATTTCCTTTAGCGTCAGCCAACATGGTTTGCCACCCCACATTTTCTGCTAACGTCCCGTCATCAATTGCTTTTTGTATTTCTTGGTCTAATCTTCGTGATGAGTCCGCTTGTCCCTCCGCTACACCAAGAGAAAGAGTTATTGCAGGTCCTAACACGGGACCAGTCAGATAGAGAACTGCCATATCTGTAAATACATCACCAAACTCTTCAGAAGCGTTTAGAAATGTGGCAAACTTGTCTGTGCCATAAGGTCTTCCTAACATATCCAATGCCTCTTCGCCCCCAGGAAGAGCTGTGGTAAATTCCATACCTTCAGCAGGTAAAGCATCACGTCTTCTTCTTAGTAAATCTCCGCTAATTTTTTCTTTTTGATCTTCACTTTTTCCATCTAACCAAGCAACCACGTTACCTGTTTTATCTCTAAGAAATCTGGTAGGGTCTTTATCGAATAGTTCTCTAAATTTATTTACAGTCGCATCGCCAATGTTTGCAGTGCCTTCGACTTGTAATGCAATCGCCTCTAAAGTCCCTGAAGACACACTATAATTAAGCGCTGCTAGATTCTTCTTTGCATCATCTATTATTCTTTTACTAACTTGACTTACTTTAGGAGTTTCTTCTCCTAATATACCTGCTAATTGACTCTGATAATCTTCATCTGTTACTTCAGGTCCTATACCTGCTCCCACAGGTCCTTTAAACCTCTTTGGGTCATCTAATATTTCTTGTTCAGATAAAGAGCCAGTAGGAGCTACTCTTTTCTCATATTCATCTATAAGTCTAGCTATGTCAGAAGACTTACCTAATTCTATCCCTGTGTTTCTTAACAACTCCTGTCTCATTTCATCTGACAATACCCCAGGGGATAACAAGTTTTGTGGCGAATAGGGTAAATCTTTCTCTGTGACACTCGTGTCTCTAAACTTATCTAGTGTTTCTTTGCCAGGTAACACTGCTTCAGTTAAGAACTCTCCTGTATCCATAGGCAGTTCTTCTACAGGGTCTATAAAGTCTTTGACTTTTGTTTTTACAAGGTCTCGTAGGTCAGCTGTGGCGGTGTTGCCCAACTCTTGATTTATGGCATCGTAGACGTTCTCGCCCTTTGCACCTGCAACTAATGCTGTAGAAACAAGTTTGGATACGTCTCCAAGAGCTTCAGGAGTTAGTTCGTCCCCTTTTTCTAGCACAGGGTTAATAATTGTGTCTGATATGGCAGCTATAGATGCAGCTTTTACACCATCTTCACCCATAATCTCTGCCGATATACCTGTTTTCAAAGACTTGTCTAGTGTTTTACCTAAATCAGTAGAAGTATCTATACCCAAAGAATCTACTATGGTGTTCGTTGTATTAGAAACTATTTTAGAGCCTTTTAATCCTGCATCAAAAACAGCAGCTCCTATGTCACCACCGTTTGTTACTACATTTACACCTGTATCAGCCACAAAGTTAGCCACAGTAGACCCCACTTTGTCTGTTAAAGCTTCAGCAGCTACCTCCCCTACAGCATCTGCTGCACCCGCGGCTACAGTAGATATAACAATAGTTTTTAGTACGTCTTCAGGATCAGCCCCCTCGTCTATAGCGTCCGCACCGTTAATTATAGGTACAGCCCACGAGTTACCTGTTGCCACCGCTGCTACATTTACAACCGTTTTTACCTCATCACTACGTAATATGGCTTCACCCACGGGACGTAACACGTCAGCAGCAGCGTCAGCAACTGGTCTCACAACATCACCAACTACATCCGCAACAGGTCTAACTACATCTCCCACGGCATCCGCAACTTCTTGAACAGCGTTTACCACTATGCAGCCTCCATCAATGGTTCTTTACCAAACTTTAAAAACATACCGTATCCATCCTCGTTTTCTAATTCTACAAACTCTAGGTTCGTATCTAATTTTTCTAGTCGTTTTTGTAGCACACGTAAAGCAGGTAGTAGTCTTTCATTTCTTATCTGTGCGCTCATGTACTGTATGCCTTTCTTCTGTAAATGCGCCCCATATCTATACATACTATCTAAAAGATTACGCCCTACATCCATGTTATATATTCGCACATACATGTTATTTTTCTCACGGTTAAATACACCTACAAATATGCTGTTACCTATTTGCACAGTTTGCACGTTTTTGCTTCCTATCTCCTCAAGCACTGTAGCCGCGGCTTGTCGCATGGTAACATCTTCTGGTATCTGCCCTGAACTCTTTAAGTTTGTTATAGCACCGAACAATACTTGGTTATAGCTTAGTTTCTCTTTCTTGCTATCCACTAGCTCCATCACGTAATCTCCAGATAACTTGCTACCACGTGTAGTCTGTTTGCTGTTGCTGCTGTTACCTTTAGTATCTCTGATGCTTGCACAACGAGAGGGGCTGTTAGTAGCTCTACTGTACCATTTGCACCTACAGCTTTTACTTTATATATACTAAACACGTCTGACCCACTTGTTATAGTCAATGTTATTGTATCTCCACTGCCTGAGTCGTCAGATACCAAGATAGATTTCATGATAGCTGTGGTGCTTGCAGGGCATGTATACAACGTGGTTATACTGGTGCTTGTAAGGTCTACTTTAGAGTTTTTATAGTTATTTGCCATTAGCTAATAAACCACGCCTGTGCATCTGATTGTTCTTTCAACGTATTCTTCCTAAACTGCTCGTCTATTTGGTTAAAATACAGACGTAACGCATCATTTAGCTTCATAGCTTCTTCTCGACTGTACTCTGCCCTTGGTAGTGGTAACGCAGGGGCGCGAAAAAGCACGTCATAATCTGTTAAATCCACACTCATTAGCGTCTCCCATCAGGTCGCATATCCAATCTAGGGGAGCCAAGTTGCCATTGTACCCCTGTAGCGTTGGATTGTATCTTTAAATTAAGCTGTCGTCCTCTAACACGTACGTCAAGTTGACTGGTAAACGCCTCTACGGGTGACGTGGCAGAACGTGTTACTGTACCACTACTGTTTCCACCTTCCGACGGGGTAGACTTGATACCCGACCCAGAGTTCGTTAGCGGGTCTAATGTCAGCGTGACAGACGGATTATCTATGGTAGAGCCATCAAAAGTCACATCAGGCATGATTCTGTTTACTAAAAACAACCTATGCCCATCGTCAAGATCGAAGTCCGCAGACGTTATAAACGCAGTTATCGCTGCAGGTGTGCCTGTCTCGTTATCATCTAGCCCCTGCTCATGCTCTACTAATTTACCTGACGTAGTCGCTGCAAGTGGATTATCTCTTGCCCCTGAATCTACCCACGCTGTACGTGTTAAGTTGCCAAAATACCACACGTCTTCAGAATAATTGTATATTATATACCTATTTGGCACATCTGACCCTGTTGCACAATAGAACCACCATATCTCGTTGAACGACTCGTTTGTACCTGCAAACACTTGTTCGTATTGGTTTTCGTTAAAATCGTTAAACACGTAACGACGTAGGTCACACTTTAGTGTTTCTGTTCTACCATCATACTTATAGAACTTATCTGTACCCATCCAGTAGGCTATACCATTTGCATACGCCACAGCATTTTTAGAGGCTATAGATATGTTTTCACCAACAAGGTTAGCCCCCCATACTATGGGCGCACCGACATATTGCAAGCTGTATAACGCAGCGTCTGTCCAAATTAACACCGCCTGACGTGAGTTTGCGCCTGTAATAATCTTTGAGCCTTGCGATAGACGTAAGCTACCTGCCTGATTTGTAGCCGAAGGTGTCCAGTCCACTAAACTTTCTTGGTCAGACCATCTAATCAACAAAGGATCTAGGTCAGAGCTTCCAAATGCGTTGACTCCCAAACAAAAAACAAAACGACTTACATCAGACACAACTATGTTGTTATGTGTGGTAGGAACTCCTGATGCACCTGCCAAGCTAGACACAAGTACACCACGTGTAGTTTTGCCATTGGTAACATCCCATGTGTATAACTTGCCACCATCAAACCCTAAAACTAAATCCTCACCAAAGTTCTGTTGATGCCATAAACGAATACCAAATGTAGTCGTACCACTGTTGTTCCATGTTGTACCCGCTTCGTTCCAAGCCCCTGCACCCCAACCTGTTAATGCAGCTTGCCCTTCTTTTCCTATGTTTTCTTGATATTGTGCTGTTTGACCTGAACCAGTGTAATCGGTGTTAGCTGCGCCTGTAGAAGTAGCTGAAGCTGTGAACGTGTATACATTTGCTGACGTAACAGCCGTTATTTCATGCTCTGTATTAAGCACATCTGCTGTTATCCCACCTCCTAACGTGGTAAACCCTGCGAAAGTTACAAAATCTCCTATTTCTGCTCCGTGTCCAGTATCGGTTACTGTTATGGTTGTTGACCCGTCAGTTCTGGCAAGATTAATTGTGCTAGCACTAGCTGTTGTGGTTTTACGCACGGGGGTAATGTCGTAATATCTGCCCCCCTCCTCTATGTAAAACTTCTTGTGTGTGCCAATACCTACCAAAGGTATGCTACCAAGCGTTGTCCATGCACGTATAGAACGAGCTTTTCCGTCAAACGTGTTATCAGATATACGTGTCCACCCACCTATCTTCTCAGGACTACCCTGTCGAAAGCGTATTTTATCACAGTCAAACCACCCACCCTCGTTGGTATATCGAGTGTTTTCTCTATTGACTCCAGGTTTAAATACTACTTTCTTTAGGGTCATTACATCAGCTCAAAATGTGGTCCATCTATAAACGGGCGACGACCTTGAGAACGACGTAGGTCTATGTAGGCATTCATAGCTTCTTCAGCTGTGCCTTCCCAGTCACGAAAGTCATCTATGTGCCATGCCGCGCCCCACCTAATTTTAACGCCTTCTCGCACAGCTGCTTCTTTCATTGCATCCGCTATGTCATCGTACAGGTTCAACTCCCAGCTCGCCCGTCCAGAAACATACGCCATTAAGTCGACGGCATCTCCTGTAAGGTGTTTAGACTTCATCGTCTGCGATGCCCCACGGGCTACGAGGTCAGCCTGTTCTGCCTCAGTGCGAAGACCACAGATCACTCCAAAGTCGACGTTGCTCACTGTGATGGCATGCGTAACGACTGAGTGCATCTCTGCTTTTACTCCATCTAATCGTCCTAAACTTCTCTGTGATAATTTAAACGCCATCATTTCCTCCTTAATTTAGTAAATGATCGTAGCCCAAAGCTAGCAGCAATACTTGCATACATGCCGTATGTTACCCACTCAGGACATTTTTCAAGGTTCTCAAAGCCTTTTGCCATATACTCTTGTATACCCCACAAAGGTATAAAGTTGGCAATAAGTATAGCTACGAACACAACAGTCCACAGCTCGTCTTTCCACGAGTTTTTAGACGCATCCATTGCTATCGTTTCCCAGTTTGCTGTGCCTTCTGCTATCTTCTGCTCTTTCATAGCCTTTGCCTTCTGAATCTCTGCTTTTGAGTCTAGAAAGCTAGTGCCTAACCCAACTATAGAACTAAGGATCTGACTTATCATTACCCCCTCCTTTTGATTCTTTGTTTATAAATACGGCAAAACTCCCTGTCATCGCTCCTGTTACAACCGATATCAGAGATGCCATCTGTGTGCTGAGTTCTGGTTGTGCTAACGCATACTCTATGCACCGTATATATACAAGAGTCATAACAATCATCATGAATCTAGGAACTATTTGCCATCTGTTAAGTGTTTCTGGTGTCATTTTTTAAAACTATCATTTAGTGAATCCACTACGCTGTCTATATTAGGCTCTTGTCCCCCTGGGTCGTACCGACATTGGAATTCTACGGGGCATTCACCTTCTACAACCAGAGTATATGTATCATTTGCGCCTTTGTATAGGCAAACTTGTTGCCCGTTTCTTGCCTTTCTTCTTTTGTATCGTCTGCATGTCACGTATTTCGGGTCCTCTCTAACCCCTTTGCGTATCTCTTGTTCCCATGTCCAGTCACTAAATTTCTTAAGAAAACACGTAAAACACTGCTTTATGTTCTCTGATTTAGCTAGATATATCGTATCTCCTTCTACACATAACCATTCAAATGTCTCCTGACCGCCCTGTTTACGTACACAGTTACTCAAACCAGCCCCTGTCGAGTCCCATAAGGGAGTAGACAAAGAGACCAAGAAGACCCAAGCCAACAGCAAGCACGATAACAAGCGCAACAATACCAATGACTTTCTCTCTAAATATCTTTTTATCATATATCTCCTGTTGCCTACGCTTGCGTATTTGCCCTTCCATTCTTAGCAGTTCGTCCCATGCCGCTGTTCCGTGGGTAAACTTAATAAACTGTTGTAACTCGTATCGTTGCTCTTCTAGTCTCTTTTTTGCCGTGAACGCTTCGATTGCCTCTTGTTCTATACTACCACCGCTAAACACTTTACGAAACATAGTTGGGTTCTTAGCAGATTTATGTGCTGCATCCACGTCACTAACAGCGCCCATCCAACGCGATAGATCCTGTGACATGCTTTCAAGGTCACGCCCTGCCTGAAAGGCTCTTTTTATGCCATTAAATGCCGTGCTGGCTGTAGCTACAGCAGCGGATATAGTGACGGGATCAAACATTTAGATAACTCCACTGAAGATAACTCCTAGGGTTGCTGTGGTATATATACCAAATGCCCATATAACAAGGTGTTCTAAACGTCTGACCCTTGATTCTATGGCCCGCATCTGTTGCTGTAAAACAGCTAACTGAGTAAGTATTGTTGTAATATCTGCTTTCGTCATGGTCAACCTGGTCTTAGTTGAAAAGCAAAATATGTAAAAGAGATACCACACGATAATGTTGCGCCTACAGGTAGTAAAAACTGAATAGAGTCAACTGTTCCACTATCTCCATCTGCCGTGCTGTGTGAAGTAGAACTTCCGCCAATAGTTATTGTCCAACTAGGGTTTCCTGCTGAGGTTGTTCTTGCTGAAATCATCGTAGGATATGTGCTTGCAGTAAAACTAGAGGCTGTACCCGTAGATACGGCAGAAGAGGTGTTTTGGATAAAATCATTTTCGATAGATATCGTACCAGAACTTGTTATCGTACCACCTGTCAAGCCGCTGCCCGTGGCTACACTTGTAACAGTTCCGCTTGTAGCCCCTGCAGTTGCGTATGTCTTCACAGCACTAGCAGGTATGGTCTTCATTGTACCAGCATCGTTGACAATTATGCCATCTGAGTCTGCTACGGTTATAGAGCTACCAACTGACGTATCTCCGTCTAACAAGTTTAATTCACCAGCGGTTACAGTTGCGGTATCTAGTATGTTTAACTCGGCAGCTGTAGATGTTACAGCCGTGCCATTTATAGCAAACTTGTCTGTAACCACGTTGAACGTACCATTGTCTTCTATTCTAGCGACTTCTGTACCATCTCTTTGTTGAAATATTATGTCCTTCGCATCGGCAACAGGTCTAATAATCACGTCACTTGATGAGTTAGTAACCCTTAGTATCTCTGTGCCACCGACAGAAAATTTAAAATCTCCCCCACCTGCGTCTAAATCAATATCACCTGCTACATCGACTGTGAGATCGCCAGAACTTAGGTCTATCTCCGTACCATCAATCGTTATGTTATCTACATTCACACCACCATTTGCCGTAACACTTGAGAATACACCTGCTCCAGATGTGTTTGCATTAGGGAACAATGCTGTTAAATCTGTGACTGCAGCTCCAGACCCCGCCCCATCAGCAAAAATAATTGCGCCTGCACCTGCGGCTACACTAACATCACTCCCTGACCCCTGAGTAAAAGTAGCTATCTGATCCGTGCCGTTCTTAACAAAATACAACTTATCAGCATCATTTGGAGCTATGGTTATTGTATTTGTGCCTGAAGGCGAGCCTCCTAAAACCAAAACTTTAAACATACCATCTGACAAACTACCCTCGGATGTCGTCAAGGTGTGTGTTGTGCCTGACAGCGTAATAGCACCGACTCCACTTATCAGTCTGTCTATAATATCAAAGTTTGTATTTGTGGTATCACCCCATGTACCAGACTGTTCGCCTGAACCGATCTTTTCAATACCACCATTAGTTGTATACGTAGATACCATGTTTCACCTCTATATTTCTGTCCACGTTTGTGAAGCTCCTGTTGATATTTCTGTCCACGTTTGTGACGCTCCTGTGGTTATATTTGTATAATTAGTTGTTATCCCAGGTTGGATTTCTCCCCATATTAGTACATTACCCTGTGAAAGTGTAGTAGAAAATCCAGTTACACTTAGAACTGCTGATCCTGCAACTGTTATGTCCCCCAGAGCTGACGTTCCTGCAACACCTGTTACACTGACAGCGCCTGTAGATTCGACTCCTACTGCATTTATAGCTGTAGTCCCACTTACCCCTGATAAAAATAACGTAACCCCTGGCTGGTCAGCAATCGCTGTTTCTGATATGGCATTAAAGCCAAGCATTAATCAGCGTCCTTGATGGTCAGTGTGCCTTCCTTTACTTGTTTTAGTATTTCTTGATAATCTGTGTTGCCTAATTTAGAAATAGGAACATGAGAAACTACACCATCTATTTCACATTTAATACAATTAATTGATTTATCATCTGTTGAAGCTTTTACATATTGTGCATTTGTTATTTTCATTATAGTTCTGCCTTAAATTCTATGTGTGCATCAGAGTCGTTATTGTTGGTCATCATAGCCCCTTGACCTTCATCGTTATTATCTCCAGTAACACACTCTATAGTCATTGCCGTTGTAGTTGCTCTAGTAAGTGCTAAACTCCCACTAGTTACTGGTACAGTTGAACCTGTATATATTCTCCAAGTGTCACTCCCTGCTAATGTGGGTTCTGCTCTCATTTCAGTTGGAAAAAAATAAGTGCCAAACCATTGTGTGTCACTTCCAAAATGACCATGACAAACTACGTCATAAGCTGTATTTGCCTGATGCCTATTGTAATACCTCTGACACTTAGCCAACGTCCTCTCAAAAGGCTCTACCTCAAAACTCGTTGGGTTCTGCCCTACTTCTAACTGAATACCTGTAAAAAGAATATTATTAGATGTGCTGTTGACTGCATTTACTTGACCTACAAATCTATTTGCAGTTGTTTGAGATTCCCAAGAGCCACTTGCTGTGCCACTTGTATAATTACTTCCCATTATTAAACCCCATTGTATATATAAGCTTGCATTATTGTCATCAGTAAATGCTCCTGTTGTATCCGCAGGAAAAGTTATTGTTTTCTTCTCCCATGTATTAGCAGAATCTACAGTATAGGTTTTTGTGACTGCACGACTGTTATCTGAATCAACTAATTCAATGGCATATGTTCCAGTTACAGTTGACTTAATAAAAAACTGCAAAGCAAAAGGTTTAGCATTTGACGTTCCTTTGCAAAAACTCTGGAGGTCTTGACCTTCTAATATTGTTCTAAATACACCAAAGTCACTTGATGCAACGCTATCATCTGCCGTTGTAACATCTAGCTTTATTGAATTAGCAAACCCTTCTCCACTAGGCACATCTGATTCCTGACTAATTGTAAATCTTGCGGCACTTGATGTATACACATTCCAACGATCAAGAGTATACCCACTACTATGACTTGTTTGAGTTCCTCTCTGTGCCACGTTCATTGCACCATTGATG